AGACGCAGGGCTCACGCCCGCAGCCGTAATAGGGCAGGTGGCACACGACGGACGCCTTGTGGTGTATGACTCGCTCATATCAGATGGCATGGGGGCGCTTAGATTTATCCGGGAGCGGTTAAAACCGCTGTTGGCTAACAAATTCCCGGGGCGTCAGACGATAGTTATTATCGATCCAGCGGCGTTCCAGAGGGCGCAGACGGACGAGAGAACGGTTGCGGACATATATAAAACCGAAGGGTTTATGGTAAAACCCGCGCGGACGAACTCCGTAGCGGCGCGCCTCGCGGCAGTCGAAAAATTTTTAACCTACGTTGTAGACGGGAAGTACGGGTTTATAATTGACACCGTAAGTGCGAACTCGCTCGTGCAGGCGTTGGCCGGGAAGTACCGATACAAAATAAATACAAAAGGGGCTCGCGACGAGAAGCCAGAAAAATCCCACCCTTGGTCAGACGTCGCCGATGCGTTCCAGTACATGTGTCTGCACGCGGACGGCGGGGAAACATTTGGGTCGTTGGCCTCGAACACGCAGCGAAAAAACATAGTGAAAGTCTCTTCTCGCGGTTGGACTTGATCCGTTGACATGTTAACAGATAGAGGTTATGGTATAATTAACGTCACATGTGAGAAATTAATATGTCGCTTGGCCCGCAGTTAATACCTGTTGCACGCGCTTCTGATCTTGAAGCCGACGCAAATAGAGCTTCCAGCGAGAAGCAGAACAGTCCATTAATGGTTGGTCTGGCGTCTCATACGCGCAAGCGTTGGGAAGTAATGCGTGACCACCATACACAGAATGTAGAGCCTCGTTTATCGTCATGCGTACGTGCTCGAAACATGGAGTACGAACCCAGTAAAGAAGCTGAAATACGCGAACAGGGCGGCTCTGAAATCTTTATGGGCATAGTCAGCTCGAAGTGCCGTACAGCCACTGCATGGTTGCGTGATACCTTACTAGGTACAGGCGCAGACAAACCTTGGTCATTGTCGGCCACACCAATTCCAGAAGTACCACCGGACGTCGCCGCTGATTTGCAGAGTATAATGCAGCAGCAGCTTCAGCAATTCTACGCTGATGGTAACGGTGAAATACCTCCGATGGAGCTCAAGAAGCTTGCGTCTGGTATGAAAGACACTGCGATGCGTTCTATGAAGTTCGAAGCTGAGAAGCGTGTAGAGCGGATGGAAACAAAAATGGAAGATCAGATGGTTGAAGGGGGCTTTGTTAAAGCACTCTTTGACTTTACGAACGACGTAGCGACGTTCCCGCACGCTGTTTTAAAAGGTCCGATCCCACGTAAACGCAAAACTATGAAGTACGTCGAGGGTGGCCTTGGCGTTGTAGAAGTTCTGCGAGACGAGTGGGAACGTGTCGATCCATTTAAATTTTATTATGCACCTTGGGCAGATGATGTTCAAAACATGCCTATTATAGAACTACACCATTTAACTCGCGAAGACGTTGAGGAGATGATTGGTGTTGAAGGTTACGACGAAGATTCTGTGCGTTCAATCCTATCGGATTTCGGGCACGGCGGCTTCGACTGGTTAGACCACGACATGGCTGAGATGGAAGCTGTGACTGGTGTTGACTACGACGACGCCCATTCTGACGTCGTTGCTGCTCTCCAACTATGGGACACAATTCCCGGAGATATGCTGTTGGATTGGGGGCTTGATGAAAGCGAAATTACCGATCCGCAGAAATCATACCCCTGCGAGGTTTGGATGGTTAACAACACGGTAATTCGTGCTGTGCTTAACTACGACCCGTTAGGTCGAAAGCCTTACTATGTAACGTCTTTTGAGAAAGTCCCGGGCCGTTTAGACGGTAACGGGGTAGCCGACCTGTGTATGGACGCCCAAAACATGTGCAACGCCGCTGCTCGCGCCTTAGCAAACAACATGGGGATTTCATCGGGTCCACAGGTCGGCGTAAATATAAGCCGCTTGCCGGCGGGTGAGGACATCACACAGATGTACCCGTGGAAAATATGGCAGTTCCGTCAGTCTGATTTCGCTGATTCAACCCCTCCAATGTCATTTTTCCAACCTAATTCTAACGCCCAAGAGCTTATGTCTGTGTTTGACCGCTTTATGGCCATAGCAGACGAAGTGTCGGGCATACCACGTTATATGACAGGACAGCACGTTCCGGGCGCAGGTCGTACCTCCTCGGGCTTGTCTATGCTCATGTCTAACGCAGGTAAGAGTATCAAACAGGTTATAGCGAACATCGACCACGATGTGCTTAGCCCAATGCTGACTCGTCAGTACCAGAGAAACCTTCGCTACAGCGATGATCCTGATTTGGTGGGCGACGTGCAAGTCGTTGCTACTGGAGCGATGTCACTTGTTGTTAAAGAAGCTGAAGCTGTACGTAAGACTGACTTCTTACGTCTCGTTCTCGAGAGCCCAGTAGCGCAGCAGATTGTCGGCCTCCCGGGCACTGCTGAACTACTGCGGGATGTAGCAGGAAATTTAAATACTAACGTCGATCGTTTAGTACCATCACGCGAAGATGTGCAAAAACAACAAGAGATTGCGCAACAACAGCAAATGATGATGCAACAACAAGAGATGATGCAACAGGAAGCAGCTAACCTACAAGAAGACGGAACGGAGCAGGGTGGTCGCCAAGACAACACCATGAGCCCACGTCCAAATGGTGTTTAGTGCTCACATGTGTTGACACGTTAGCATGTATAGGATAAATTAACACTATGATCGACCTTAACCAATGTGACTCTCAGCACGTAAATTCACTGCTTCGAGTCAAAGAGGCAGGCGATACTTCCCTACAAGATTTATTAGGGGAGTTAGTGAATATGGCTAAAGGCCGACTGGTAAGTGCAACCGACATGGTAACAATCCACCGGTTGCAAGGACGGGCTGAAGCTTTTGAAGATTTACTCAAAGCGATTGAAGAGTCGCCGAAAGTATTAAACCGCTCGTAAGAGCACAACGAGGCACACCAAGACGGGAGCAGCATACTTCGGGCGCTGCAAAACAGAAATGATGCTTTAAGGAGAACTATATGGCATTGCCAAAGCAGGTACAGGCACAAATTGTTGAACTGGAAGAACTAGAGAAAAAGCTACAAGCCCAGAAAAAACCTAAACTGGTTAAAGACGAACAAGTCGAAACCGATACGGAACAACTGGATACAGAGGCAGAAGTAACTGAAGAAGCCGTCGAAGCAACTACCGAACCTGATGAAGCAAAGTCAGCTGACACGTCACCGACGGACGTAGCGGATGAGTTTGAGCAGAAGTACAAAACCCTTCGTGGTAAGTATGATGCTGAAGTCCCACGCTTGCATCAGCAAGTACGGGATTTAAACGGTAAATTGGATGAACTCGCTAAGAGTATGGAAGCCAAACCGGAACCGCCGACAAAGTCGAAGGAGAAAGTCAGTTATGTAACCGATGCAGATCGAGCCGAATTTGGTGAAGAACTGATTGACGTTCAACGTCGAGTAGCACAGGAAGTTTCGCAAGAATATACGGAACGGATGGAGCAACAAGACGCAGTTATCCAGAAGCTGCAAGACCAACTTGCTAAAACTGGTAACGATGTTGGAGAGATGAGCTTTACTCAGCGTCTACATTCTGTAGTTCCTGACTTTGCTGAAATCGACAATGATGAACGATGGGTTGCGTGGCTAAATGAGCATGATCCAATGCTTAGAGGTCCGCGACGAGATCAGGCCGCCGCTGCGTTTCAAGCAGGTGATGTTGAAGCAGTATTACACTATGTAAATCTGTTTAAAGAAAGCATTGCCCAGCCAGAGCCAGCGCCACGGGATCAACGCCAAAGCGAACTCGAAAAACAGGTTGCACCAAACCGTTCTGCTAATTCTGTACGTACGCAGAGTGCTAACCAAAACTCTAAGCTCTACTCCTCTAAAGAAGTCGACAACGCTTGGACTAAAGTTCGTGCCCTCAACACCAAAGGAAAATATGCAGATGCGGAAAAACTTGAAGCTGAATTGACAGCTGCATATATGGAAGGCCGCGTCAGAAACTAAGGCGCACCCCTGTAAGCAGCTATCGAGTAACCAAACTTAATAGGAGGCCCTAATGGCTGCTGTATTCCCCGTCGTCGGTTCCGGCGCATTTGACACAAACCCATCTTACTCAGGTGGATTTATCCCACAACTATGGTCGCAAAAGTTGAACGCTAAGTTCTACGCGAACACAATGATGACTGAAATTTCCAATACTGATTGGGAAGGCGAGATCAAAAACCAAGGCGATACAATTCGTATCCGTCAAGCACCATCAATCACCATCAACGACTACGCAGGAGCGGGTACTACCCTGACTTCTGAAGTTCCTGTACCGATCTTCCAAGACATGCAGATCGACCAAGGTAAATACTTCAGCGTACAAGTAAACGATGTACTTGCTCACCAAGCTGACATGGACTTAATGAACATGTTCACTGATGATGCAGCTAAACAGTTAAAAATTGTTATCGAAAATGACACTTTCTTCAACTGGTTCGTAACATCAGGTGCAAACGCAGCAAACAAAGGCGCGACTGCTGGTGCTATCTCAGGTGCTTACAACTTAGGTACTGACGTTGCTCCAATCGACCAAGCAACTCCTGCAAACGTGTTGAACGCTATCTTACAGATGTCTTCAGCGCTAGACGAGCAAAACGTTCCAGAAGATGGCCGTTGGTTAATCATCTCTCCACGCGATCGTCAGCTACTAATGCAAACAAACATTGCACAAGCTTACTTCACTGGAGATCAGTCAAGCACAATCCGTACAGGTAAAATCGGTATGCTAGATCGTTTCGATGTATATGTGTCGAACTTGTTGCCAAAAGGTCAAGCAGCTAAAGCGCTTGTTCCGGGTCTATCTGCAACATCTGGCGGTGCAACAGTATCTAACGCTAAAGCACGTCGCATGATGGTAGCTGGTACAAGCACAGCTTGTTCGTTTGCTTCTCAGATCAGCAAAACTGAGCCTTTACGTAACCAAACTGACTTCGGCGACATCGTTCGTGGCCTTGCCGTATATGGCCGCAAAGTTGTTAAAAACGAAGCATTGGTAACAGCTCTAGTTGGCGCTGCAAGCTAATAGCTAACGGGAGGGGGAACACTCCCCCTCTCACCCTTTAATGAGAGGACTAAGCTAATGGCGACCATAAAGGTTATCGATGTTATTTCTCGCGTCGAAGCTATTTTACAAGATTCAAACGTGCGTTGGCCGCGTCTCGAGCTTCAACGGTGGTTGAACGAGTCGTACCTCAGCATAGTTTTACTTAGACCCGACGCAAACGCGAAGTGTGCAACATTTACATGTGCGGCAGGGTCTAAACAGACATTAACAGCTTCTAGTGGCGGGTTTCCAACAGCTATTAGACTGCTAGACATCAAACGAAATGTAGCTTCTAGTTCTACTAAGAAAGTTGTTAGGGTCGTTGCACAAAGTGTTTTAGATGATCAACGCCCCAGTTGGCACACAGAGACACAAACCGCTAACATCCAGCACTATACTTACGACCCTCGTAACCCTAAAGATTTTTATGTTTATCCTCCGGCGGCTGCTACAGCACAGCTCGAGGTTGTCTATGTAGATACACCAGACGCTCACGCGCTCACGGACAGTCAGCTAGACCCCGCAAACAGCAATACCACCGTTATCTTAGTGGACGACATATACCTTGGCCCGATCACAGATTGGATTTTGTATAGAGCGTACTCAAAAGATGCAGAGTATGGGGCGAACGAAGCACGAGCTTCATCAGCGTTTCAAACTTTTAACGCGGCTATTGGTACAAAAACACAAGTGGACGCGGCAGTATCGCCGTCTCCGGGAAGTATGGTGGCATAGATGGCTACGACCGCATGGAGTAAATTTTACCCGTACTTACAACCTTACTTACCCGGGTGCCCAGAGATTGTTATGGAGTCTCACTTGCAAGAGGCGGCTTCTAAGTTTCTTGAGCGTAGCGAAATCTGGCGCTTTGAGATAGAAAAAGACTATGCTGTTAATAAAGTAGCCGACTACCCGATACAGCTACCTTCTAACGAAGCAATCCTAGAAAACGTCTACGAACTAATACTGGATGGGCGACCTATGAG